TTCAGCATTAGCTTTAGCTGAAGAATTTAAAAATATGGAAAATTTATTAAATGCTCTTAAGAGCACTAATGTAGATAAGTTAGAAAATATAAAACTGGCAAGTGGACGTAAATTGAGTAAAAAAATAATTGCTTCATTAAAAGAAAATTTAGTTTAGTTAATTATAAACTAACATATTATATATATATATTATTATATATACATATAATAATATAATAATATAATAATATAATAATATATATAATATATAACATATGTCACAAGACAATTCTGCTAGAATACCAATTAGTTTATTTACAATAAGTACTATTTTATTAGCAGCAGCAAATAGAACTACTTTAAATGATGAAATACAAACAAGACACTTTACCGCAACAGGAGCTCAATCATCCGCAAATCCTAATGTATCTGCTCCAGTCACTGGAGCATTAGGAGATGTAGCAGGAGATGTAGCAGGAAAGAAAGAAGAAAGGCGTGTAACAATAAACCCAAAATTACACATTATACCAGCCACAGATGATAATATACTTAAAACTATAGAGTCAGTTATTGATAGTTCTACAACTTTTAAAGACTTACAACAAAAATTAGAACCATATGGTATAAATATAACATCTAAAAATATTAGTATAAATATAGCATAAGAAAAATAATTAAATATATATTATTGCCAACATAATATTATATATTTATAATATGAGTAAAAGTTATAATCAAACAAATCAAACAAAGAAAACTAAATTATTAGTAAATAATTATTCAAAAAATTTGCTTAATTTTTATAAACCAACATTAAAACTATTAGAAAAAGACACGCGTATAGCACAAATGTTTAGTATAAAAGAAAATAGAACTATGCGTAATTTTTTAACATATATATATACACAATTTATTGAAGTTAACAAATTTATAAATACTTTAAATATAGCAAACTCACGTAGAGAAATAAGTAATGTAAGCACAAAAATAAGCACTCTAATAAAAGACCATTTGAGTAAAAGTATATATATTGATAGTTCTATAATAACTTATATTAGCAACAATTTGAATAATTGTAAATTAATAAGTTATGAAAATATTATATATAATAAAAAATTTGTCTTAGATTTTATTATTTATGATAAAATTAATATAAATAATTTAGATAGCATCGTTAAAAATATGTTAGTTTTTTTACAAATATTAATAAAAATATCTAAAAATTCAAATAATAAAATAAATGAATGTTCAAAAGACGGAATTAGTATTACTTTTTTTTTAACACCTTTTTTAAAAAAATTAAATATTATTGAAACTGAATCCGAAGTCAAAGAAACATTAGGGGCAAAAAATGTAAATAGTGGTTTCAATTATACTTGTTTAAATAGTGGGTTAATATTTATTTACAGAAAGGAAGACTTTTTCAAAGTATTTATTCACGAATCGGTTCATGGTTATGGAATAGATAGAGCACTTCATTTTGATTTTAGTAAAAATGAAAACTATAATAAATTTTTAAATTTATTTGCTTTTGCTAATAAATCCACAACAAATGTAGGTATAAATGAAGCATTAACAGAATTTTGGACATCGTTATTATATTTATGTGTTAATAGTTACCAAGATTCTAAAAATTTATCAAGTTTTATTTATAATTTTGAGAGATTATACAAACTTGAATTAGTTCATGCCTTATATCAAATAAGTAAAATTCTTCATTATAATAATTTAACGTATAATAGTTTTACAAAAAACTCAAATTCTAATTCAAACTATAAAGAAAATAGTCATATTTTTTCTTATTTTATAGTCAAAACAATGATGTTATTAAACCACGAGCATATGTTAAATTCTCAGTTATTTGATTTAAATAATATTTCCAAGTTAGAGTATATTAATATTAAATTAAAGTCTGATGCTATAAGTGTAAATAAATTATTTGCCAATTTATATGACTATGCTACATATCCATATTTCATTAAAATTATGAATATTATTGAAGCAGAACATATGAAACATTATAATAATTTTATTAGCAGTTATGGTTTCGCAAAAATACAGAAACAAAATAACAAACCTAGAAATAGCAATAAAATCAAAAATAACACTAAAAAATTAAAATTGCCGATACGTAAAGTTATAACATATAAAAGCAAAACTAACGACACATTAAATATGTTAACAAATTTAAAAATGGTGATTTATGATTATACTATATGATTATACTATATGATTATACTATATGATTATACTATATGATTATACTATATGATTATACTATATGATTATAATATATAATAAAAATATAAAAATAAAATAAACTAATAATAATAAACTAACAATAATATATGAATAATAATAGTAATTTAAAAGTTGATAATATGAATACTGATACTATGAATATGAACAATATTAAAAAGAAAAAAAATAGCGAGGAAAATGAGTTGGTAGGTAAAAATAATATTTTGGAATATTATTTTAATTTACCTATTAAAGCAAGAAAGGCATTTATAAAAATAGTGGATGAAGATTTCAGTGTGCCTAATTATAAAGAATATAATTATTTATTAACAACAAATTATAGTGTATCACAATTAAAATTAATAGCAAAACATCATAAGTTGAAAACTACTGGAAACAAAGAATATTTAAAAAAACGTCTATATAATTATTTATATTTTAGCTATAATATAATAAATATTCAAAAAATTGTGCGTTATAATTTAACTAAAAAATATATTAAATTACATGGTCCTGGATTTTATAATAAAACATTATGTTCTAACGATGTAGATTTTTGTACGTTAGACAATTTAACTAATATTCCATATAATCAGTTTATTAGTTTTAAAGATGACAATGACCACGTATATGGTTTTGATGTATTATCTCTCTATAATTTGTTTATGAAAGTTACAAAAAATAATAAAACTAGGACATCCAACGACATAACTTGTAGAAATGATGGTTTATTAAATGTTCAAAATCCCTTTACTAATATATTTTTTTCATATGATGTTTTAAAACAATTATTAGAATATATTAGACTAAGTAATTTATTAAAAATACATGTTGATTTAAATTACGATGACTTGGCACATCTCTCAATAAATAAACAAGTCGAAATGAAAATCTTAACATTATTTCAAAGAATTGATAGTTTAGGAAATTATACAAATATTAAATGGTTTTTAGAGCTTGATAAATATGGACTAATTAGATTTATAAGAGAATTAGTAGAAATATGGAATTATAGAGCAAATTTAAGTCAAGAAACTAAAAGAGAAATTGTACCTCCACGTGGAAATCCATTTTATGACGATCATCTAAATCTAAATAATTTACCACAATATAATTTTACACAAATTAGAAAATATAGTATTTCTATCATTGATTTAATGATAAATAAAGGAATCAATGAAAGTTCCTGCTTGCTTGGAAGTTATTATGTTCTATGTGCTTTAACAATGGTATCTAGTGACGCGGCAAATACTTTACCTTGGTTATATGAGGCTGTTAATGTATAACTAATTTTTTAGAATACATAATTTTTTAGAATACATAATTTTTTAAATATATTATTTAAAAAACTATAAATTTTAAATTTTAAATATATTATTTAAAAAATATAAATTTTTTAAATTCGTTTATTTTTTAACCCATTTTAGCATTTTAAAAAACAAAATATTTTATAATATATATTTATTAATAAAACAACTTAAAAGAATTTTTTTATTATAGATTATAAAAAAATGCCCTCGAACAAGAAAAAATCCGAACAAACAACCACACCAGTTGAAGCGTCGCCAGTTGTAGTTACTCCAGAACCAACCAAAAAATCAAAATCACCAAAAGTAGTAACTGACCCACCGGGAGATGTTAAGACCGAAGAAACAAAACCCAAAACTAGTAGGTCGACAAAATCAAAGGTTTCGGAAAGTGTCCAACCAGAAGTTCCAGATGTTCATGATGTTCCAGTTGTAGTATCTGAAATGGAAAATGTAGTTGTTGCCAGTGATGCTGGTGAACATTCTATTAGCACTGGATTTTCTGAATTTATTTCCAAATTTCAAACTATGTTAACTAGTTTCAATGCGTTAAAAACTGAATTACGTAGTTTAGAAAAAATTACTGTAAAGCAGTTAAAAATTGCCGAGAAACAAAGCAACAAAAAACGCCGTAAGGGTAATCGTGCCCCAAGTGGTTTTGTTAAACCATCATTAATTAGTGATGAACTTGCCAAGTTCTTAGATAAGCCTTGTGGAACAGAAATGGCACGTACAGATGTAACTCGTGAAATCAATAAATATATTCGTGCTAACAATCTTCAGGACAAGAGCAACGGACGTAAAATTAACCCAGACAAGCAGTTAACTCAACTTTTAAAAATTGAAGAGTCTGTAGATCTTACATATTTCAATCTTCAAAAATATATGGGACCTCATTTCCCTAAAGTAGTTAAAGTTGAACCGGCAGTAGCTGTTGCTTGAATGTAAAAATGTAAAAATGTAAAAATGTAAAAATGTAAAAATATAAAAATGTAAAAATGTAAAAATGTAAAAATGTAAAAATGTAAAAATGTAAAAATCTTATAATCATTTTAATATTTAATGCTTAATAATGCAGTAAATATTAAAAACGTTTCTATAAAAAAAAATTGAAAACAAATATAATTTTAATTTTTTAATCAAGTTATAATGATGATTATCAATTTACTAAAGAATGGGTTTATATTTATGATGGTATATGTTGTAATATTCAATATGTTCATTACTATCCAATGTGTATTAGAGTATATGTTGCTACCCAATTTAGTACCATTAATTTGGTTTTTAGTTGCTCTTCCTACACCATATTACGCAACAATGTTAATAGATCCGTTATTAAATTGAAATAAATAATTTAATATAAAATTTATAAGTAAAATATTTTTTTACATATTAATTGTCATAAATAAATAAAAATAAATACAAAAATAAATACAAAATAAATAAAAATAAATAAAAATAAATAAAAATAAATACAAAAATAAATAAAAATAAATAAAAATAAATACAAAAATAAATACAAAAATAAATAAAAAATAAATAAAAAATAAATAAAAAAATAAATAAAAAAAAAATTGATTTAAAAAAATAACAATATAATTATTAATATTCTATAAACTCAATATGGCGACTATTGTATCTGGTGCTGCGTTCAATGTTAATACTGATTATGTGTATACGAAGCCAAAGTTAAATGCTAACAATGGTAAGTCTATTGGTATTCTTAACAAGCACAATATGAAATCATTATATATTAGTACACCTTTAATGCTTACGTGGGGTGTTAATGAGTGGTCGGATGATAAGTCAGGAAAGAAAACATATGATTTAGCACTTCAGTTTCCTAATCAAGAATATAATAATACAGAATGTGCTGCGTTTCTTAAGAATATGCAGGAACTTGAAACACGTATTAAGAGCGATGTGATTGTGAATTGCAAAGAATGGCTTGGCAAGCCTAAAATGAGTGCGGATGCGGTTGATGCGTTATGGAGTCCAATGTTAAAATATCCTAAAGATAAGGCGTCGGATGAATTTGATTATTCGCGTGCTCCAACTTTAAAGGTGAAAATTCAATTTTGGGAAAATGTTTTTAAGAATGTTGAATTATATAATGATAGTGGAACGTTAGTATTTCCTAATGATGACACTAATTCTATTAGTGATTTTATTGTGAAGGGGTCAAATGTAGCAACAATTATTCAGTGTGGTGGTATTTGGGTAGCAAATGGTAAATTTGGAGTTACATGGAAGTTATTTCAGGCAGTAGTTAAACCAAAGACAACTTTAAGTGGAAAGTGTCATATTGTATTATCTGAAAAAGATAAAGAAAAGATGGTTGCTCCAGTAGACGATGAGGATGATGTGTGCGAAGAAGTTTTACATAATGTCACAGAAGTTCCTGATAGTGATGATGAAGTAGAACAACCTGAGACAAAAAACACAGAAGTAAAAGAAGAAGAAGAAGTTCAAGCAAAACAAGTCCAAGTTGAAGATGCCCCAAAAAAGAAACGCATTGTAAAGAAGAAGTCGGATGAGTAAATTATAAAATAAAAATTATAAAATAGCATAGCATAGCATATTTCAAGTAAGATAAAAAATTTATATTTTTTTTATAAATTTTTTATTATTATACTAAAATTTATACCAAATAAATATGAAAAATAATGTCGCTTTTACAAGTATTATCCAAAATATTATTAATATTTATTTTTGATAATCCTTGATTTTTTATACTATAAATTTGGTATTTACTAAATGTTAACTTGCCAATTAGTATAGTAAAAGTATAATTTTCAATGTTAATAGTTATATTTGTATTAGAATTTAATAAATCTATTATGTTACTAAATGTATTATTATAAGTATAATGAATATTATTATCATTATCTAATATTATATTAGTATCCAATAAAGGATCTATTTTTATAATATTATTTTCAAAATTTAATTCATTATGCCATAAAGGAATATAAATAATATCATTATTTATTGTTAATTTATAAACGTCACTATTAAGTAAATTGGCAATATTAGGTGTTAAAATATAAATGTTATATGTAGACAATTTCTCTTGTAATATTGTTTTAATAGTTGTTATAATATTATCTGATAGTGTAGTATTTTCACAAAAGCACTCTTTTTTATATTTTAATAAAAAAATATATAAATCTTCCAAAATAGTTATTGAAAAATTATCAAGCAAATTTACTAAAATAGTTTGAATATGACTATTAGCATAGCATTTAATATTATTTATGTTTTCTTCCAAATCTTCTAACTTACTATTATTTTCACTATTACAATAATACTTTGTTACAAAATTAATAAAATTTAAAATATAATGATTATAATTATTATTATCAATATTGCTATTACTATCATCATAATTACTATCATCTTTACTAATATTTATTAATTCTCTCAAACTATTATATGCTTGATTAATATTTTGAAAAACTAATGTTGCTTTTTCATTATTAATATTTTTATCTGGATGATTTATTAAGCATTGTATATGATAATGTTTTTTTAATTCATTGTAACTAATATTTTTAATATTATAAATAGTATAATTTGTAATATTTAAAACCTCAATGGCTTCACTTATTTTCATTTACTAACCCTATTAAATATAATGTAAAACTTTCTAAATGAAAAATAGGTCTATAATTATTGTTATAATTTTTAAAAAAAATTAAAGTATTATAAATTAAATCACTTATTTTAGTATTGACTATTAATTCTTTTTGTATTAATGTTTTCATTATATAATAAAAGCATTCATGACAATTTAAATGATATATTAATATATCATATAATAACGTGCGAATATTTTTAATGTTATAATTAGCGCTGGTTATAAGTTCTATATATGTGTCACATATTGATTTATGATGCTCAATAAATTTTAAATTATTTGAAATATCTAAATAACTAAAAATATTTGGGTTATTTACTTTATAACAAAGTTGCTTTATTGAATCATCATTATTACTATTATTGGTGTTTAAATATTTTATAAATTGCTTATTATTTTTATTACATAATCCATGTATAGTTTTTTTGTTTAGTTTCGAAAAATATAAAACCCTACACATATTTATTATTTTATATGGTATAAAACTTATACTTTCTGTTATTATAATATATTTAATAGTTATAGATGAAAATAACTCTTTTTGCATATAATTATATAGCAACTCTAACAAATCATAATTAATTTTATCAAAATTACGAAAAACAATATATCCTTTTTTGCTACACGATGAAGCAATAGAATTATATATAATAGTATATATATCATTCCAAGAAGATTTACTATTGTATATGAAATTTTCTACATCTATTTCATAATGTATATCACTAATTTTTATATAAAAATCTGTTTTTACTAAATCAATATGTAATTTTTTTTCATATTTTAAATTACTTGGACTAAAATGTTGTAAAAGTTTTAGCGCGTTTTTATATTTATATGAACATGAAGGTCCATAAAAAATATAGTTATTAAAATTTTTGATTACATTATTATTGCTTATATTAGTATTGCTTATATTGTCACATTCATTAGTTACATTGTCATTTGTATTGCTTTTTGTTGTTTCTTTTATAATTTGTAATAATTCTTTATTAAAATTATATTCGCTATTTTCATTTATAATTTCAATATAATTTTTTTTTAAATTCATTATTTGTGTAATGTTTATAAATATTATAACTATGAATAATAGTTTTAAATATTTATATGTATATTAAATGAATTATTATTAATATATAAAACTATAATTAATAATTTAGTAATTATAGTAATTAATACTAATTTTTATAATATGATTTGTGAAAATTTAAAAACAATTGATTACGATGCTATAATAATTAATGAACCTATTAAAAATAGTGTTCTACAATACAATTATTTTTATAAATTACTATATTCTACAAATATAGTAGTATTAACTAGTATATTTATATTATTTGAATTGAATAATGTAATACTTGAAAATGATAAAGCATTATTTAATAAAAATACAATAAACGATAGTGTTTTTAACAAACTTAATCACTTAGAAGAATATGTATTAAATTTAATACATACTTCTAAAACTAAATCATATAAATTTAAAGAATTACATGAAAACCAATATTTCAAATATTCATTGGGAGATGATATTGATAAATTTAACAATTATAAATATGTTAATGTTTTGGATGAAAAGAATAGCAAATTTATATTAAAAATATCTGGTATATGGGAATCTAAAGATAATATAGGAGTAACATTTAAAATCATTATTGCTAATAAATGTATTAAATTTATTTGACTGGAGGTAATACTTCTACTTCATCTGTCGAAAAAACTGCTAAATTAATATGAATCATTAATATAAATATAAAATTTACAGCACATAATATGTATGTGCCGCTTTTATATAGTTCAATTCTTGTTGTATAGGTTTGTATGTTATTTTTATCAATAGAATTAAATAAATACAAACTTATTAAAATTATTTGAACTATTAGGAAAGTTGATGATATATATGAATATGTATGATATTCACGTGTAACTTTATTGCTGTTTATTCTAGTAAAAAATGAAAAGTTCAAATATATTATATATATTATTACAAATAAAGTTAAAACAATAGGAAGTATATTTAGTATTTTTCCTAGAAAATTAACTTGTGCTTTATCTATTTGTGAAGAAATATATATTCCCATAAATGCCATAATACTTAAGGCTATTGCTGTTAAACCAAACCCCCATATTGTTGACGATGCCGGTCCCATATTTCCGTCTGGAGAAGAACTTTCAGAAAAACATAACTTAATAATAATTCCAGCACAAGCTAAAAATACAATAGTTAGTAACTCCAAATAAGAATTATTTGATAAAGCAAATCCATATTTCCCTTGTTTATTTTCTTTTGCTGCCTTTTCGTTCTTTTGTTTTTTTTCTTCGTTCATTGGGATATGTAATTAATATATATAAATATTATTACTTAATAAGTATTTTGTAAAAATAAATAATAAGTATAAAATATATATTTTATAAATATAAGTATAAAATATATACTATGAACTATAATCATCCATTAATAAAGACTTGTCATAATTTTGTTTTAGACAGAAAGGTTTTATTTATTGATAGTAATGATCGGGATATTGAACGTTGGCCGAGTGCTTCCGAATTTGAAATAAATTGTCCTCAAAATTACACAAATGTTGAATCATTGCGACTATCAAGTATTATGTTGCCTAATTTTTTTTATAATATAAGCGAGCAATTGCGAACAAATAAAATGATACTTGAATTCTTAGGAGTGCAACATATTATTGAGTTGGAAGATGGTTATTATAATTATACTCAATTAGCAACAGCTTTAAAAACTCAATTACAAGCAGTCCCATCAGGAAGTAACTTTGATGTTTCTTATGATTCTGTTACACGTAAATTCACTTTTTTAAATAGCTTTTATCCATTTATATTCAAATTTGATTTACCTATTAACTATGATTGTGCTAAAGATAACTATAAAACAGATGTTTATGCTCAACATAGTAATTGGGGCTTAGGTTATATTTTAGGTTTTGATAAAAAAATATACACTTCTTCTAGTAATACTATAGTTTCTCCTAATCCAAGCGATTTAGAGCAAAATAAATGTATATACATTGAATTAGAAAAATACAATAAATGTGATGAAATCAAACCTTTCTTATATTATAATTATAATAATGCCAATTCAGGTATAGTAAATTCGGCATTTGCTAAAATTCCTATTTATCCATTTCAAGATAATAAAGGTTTAGTAAATGATGGGTATTTTGAAAACATTAGTTATTACCAACCACCAATTGATAAAATAGCTAAACTTAAATTAAAATTTAGATATCATAATGGCATGCTAGTTGATTTTCATAATTTTAATGTTTCTTTATCGCTAGAAATTAATCAAATTCGCAATGAAATGAATAATTATGAAGTTAGAAGCCCATATAAAGTTTAAAGCCCATATAAAGTTGTAACTCATTAATTAAAGTTTATTTTCTTTAATATAGCAAGTTTCGCATAATGGAATGTATTCACTAGTCCCTATTAAAATTTGAAAATAACTATTAACAATCCGATGGCTATAGCAAGATGCTCCATCACATTTTACACATTTTCCAGTCATTTTAAATATTTTGGTTGCTTTGGTTACTAGTTCCATCATTGTACCAAATTTTTGCCGTTTATAATCTAAATCTAAACCACATAATATAACATTTTTTCCTAATGTCTCATTTAAATATAATACACTTTCAAGTATTGACCCAAAAAACTGGGCTTCATTTATAAAAATATAGTCTGTGTTTGTAATTACATCTTTTGTAGCGCTATTTTTAATAAAATCATCTAAATCTGTAATACTATAGCAATCTATAGCTAATCCATCGTGCGAAATAATTTTATTTTTACCATAA